CGGATCGTTTCCGCCGGGTTCCTGACGTGGGATCAGGTGGAACAGATCGAAGAGGAGGCCACCGCATGAGCTATCTTGACCTATTCCAGCGCTACGGCAACCCCAGCCGGGAAGCGGAAATACGGCTGACTGCCTATCTGCTCCGGCCCGACGTCCTGACCGCCGACCGCATCAAAGCCCACGATGACAGCGCCGCCCGTGTCATTGCCCAGTGTCAAGCCCTGATCGGCCAGCTGACCGAGTACCGCGCAGCCCTGGCGGAGCGATACGCCGCCCTTGCGACTGCCGCCTACCGTGACCGGCTGGAGCTGACCCGTGACCCCGGTTACAGGGGCAAGCCGGTGATCTACTTTGTGCGGATCGTCCGCACTTATGAGGACGGCACAACGGAGCGAGTTTTAGACGAAAAATATTTCGGCACGGAGCGCCGGAAAGCTTTCGCCCGATTTGAAGAGCTGAAGCACCAGCGCCCCGGCATTGAGACCATGCAGGACACCGACAAACGCAGTTGGGAGCGTTGACAACCGAAAAAGAACAGCGGCCCGGAGCCATCCGAGCCGCTGATTTTTATGCCGTTTTTGCCATGATTCACAGTACGTTCACAGTATAGCCAGAAATCCCACTGAAATCCTCATAAAGTGTTAACAGATGGTTATTTATTCACCATCTACGCCTTATTACATCAGCCTGCACAAAAGCCCATCAAACCACGCAATTTCAACGCTTCCGGTGTTTTTTAGAATTGCGTTTTGATGTAACCTGATGTAGAAAAATTGAATAAAAACTTCACAGTAACTTCACAGTTGCGAGACGGGTTTCTCGTCGAAATACGCCGTCAGCTTTTCGGCTGCCGTCTGCCTCCGGTCCTGCCGCAGATGGGTGTAAACCGCCTCCACCACCTCCGGCGTATCGCCCAGCAGCCCAGCCGCCTGTCTGGGGTCAAGCCCCGCCTCATAACAGATTGTCGCAAAGCTATGCCGGAAGCAGTGCGGCGTGATGGGAAACGTCTCCACCGTCTCGCCGTTTTCGCCCTGCTGGATCTGATTCAGGCCCACGTCCCGGCAGTAGTGCCGCCACTCCCGCGTGATCTCGTGGGGCCGCATATAGCCCCCATCGTCACCGGGGAACAGCAACCCGATCCGGTTTTTCGGCAGTGCCGCTGCCAGAGGCGGCAGCAGGGGAATATCCCGCAGGCCGTTATCCGACTTCAGATGATTTTCCAAAACCGGCTTGGTGGTTGCGTAGTTGATCTTTTTGTCGATGTGGATCACGCCAGCTTTGCGGTCGATGTCACGATACGTCAGCGCCAGCGCTTCACCCCGGCGGCATCCGGTGTAAAGCAGTAGATACCCGAACAGCCACCAGCGCGCCGTCTTAGCCTCGCCCGCCGCCCGAACGGCCTCCTCTTGCTCTTCCGTCAGCGCCTCCCGCTTTTTGCAGGGCAGACCCCGGCTCTTCTTAACCTCCGCCGCCGGGCTGATCCGAATATCGCCCTTGATGACGGCATGGGTGAAGATCATCCGACAGACGGCAAGCTCAATGCCGACGCTGTTTGCGCTGCGGCCCTGCGCCTCAAAACGCTTGATGTAGTTCCGCACATCTACCGGCTCGATCTCTGACGCCCGCCCCGGAAACGCCTCTTTCAGACGCTTCACAGCGTAGCTGTATACCCGCCGGGACGATTCGGAGATCTCGCTTTCATGCTCTCGCTCCCACTCGTCCGCGATCACCGGGAAATTCCGGCCTTTCTCCGCCTCCAGCTTGTACTCTAATATCTTGCGGTCTACCTCTCTGTCAGTCTTGCCGCGAAACGCTACCCGCTTGCCATTGATGGTGCGGATTGCCTCGTGCAGCCCGTCCTTGCGGACGCCATATTTACTTTTCTTCGCCATTTTTTCCTTTCCTCCTGTTGCATCGCCAGGGGGATCGTGCTATACTATGGTTGATCCTCCTTTGGCTTTGTCGTGATTGCGATTGGTGGTATCATCTGCCGTCTGAGTGTTCCAGCACTCAGACGGCTTTCTATTTATCCTATGTACCGGATCGCGCCCCAGCCCCCGTGAGTAGCGTCCAGATAGAGCAGCAGCAGAAAAACCAAAAGGGAAACGAGAACCCCGAACAATACCCGCTTCTCCCACTGTTGCTGGCGGATCAGCCGCCGCAGATCGTCGATGTGAGCGGCGTAAATGCCATGGTCATCGTCCTGTTCACTGTTCCGCAACACCTCCAGAATCTTTTCGGCCATATCATCCGGCGGTTTCGCCGCGCCGGAAATGTAGCGCGATACCATACTTTCTGATACATTGCACTGCTCGCCGATCTCCCGCAGCGTCAGCGGGCTTTTCATGCGCATTGCGCGGGCTTTTTCCGAAAAGTTCACCGTTTTCCCCTCCTTGCAAGTTTTTTGCAAGGAAAATCCTCCCTTTGAATTGGACTTTCCTGCCAGATGGGTCTATTATTCTCATAGGCCCACTCCCCTTTCCCCGGTCCCGCTTCGGCGGGCCGGGGTTTCAAATAGAAAGGAGCATCCCATGACAGACCTTGAAATCCTATTGGCATTGCGTTCCCTGTCCCCGGAAAAGCAGGTGCTTGCTATTCAAGCCCTGCAAGAGCTTCTATTATCGCAACAATCCGTTCCCGGTCCTCCGGTGATAGATTGTGGATCATCATAAGCAGCCTTTTATCTTCTGCGTTCAGCTCGCCCTCATTCGTGGGGGCGGGCTGTTTTTCGTCTATCAGATATGAAGGCTGCACGTCAAACAGCTTCGCCATTGCTTTTATCTTAGATGTTGGTATATCGTCTACCCGGCCGCACTCCCATTTGCTTACAGCATTGGTTTTTACCCCCAGCTTTTCGCCTAATTCCGTTTGTGTCAAGCCGAGGGCTTTCCGGTGCAGCCGGATCTTGTCCCCTATTGTCATCGCTTCTTATCCTTTCCGTTTGTTATCTTAATAATACCATATTTTTTTAAAAAGTCAATAAAAATATCTTGACAAGATGAAATAAATGAGTATAATGAAATTATCTTGAAAAGATGAATTGAGGTGACAAAAATGAACGCAAATATGTTGAAGGGACGCCTCCGCGAAAAGGCCATGACACAAGCCGACCTTGCCCCTCAAGTCGGACTGAGCCTGTCCAGATTCAACGCTAAGTTAAACGAAACTGGCGGTGCTGAGTTTTCTCTTGGCGAAGTCCGCGCGATCAAGCGCGTTTTGGGTCTGGATCAGGAACAGACGGAGCAAATTTTTTTCTCCTGAAATTATCTTGAAAAGGTGAATTTATGACGGCATTGCGAGCCTAATTGCATAGGTGATAAACGCAAGCACCGCCAGCATAATCAGAAGGTTTCTAACCCGCTCCCCGATGGGCAAATCGTGTCCCACTGGCATGGAGTTTCCCCAATTACCACCGGTCGCAGCAAAGGCTCCAAAAGCCCAAAGAATCCCTGTGATAAATGTTGCTGCTGCCAAGGTCAGCAGACCTTCAACCGGTGATTCCTTGATCCAGTCAACCCCCAGGTCAATGCAGGTCAAAACCCATCCCAATGGTACAAATTCCGTAAAATCTAAAATTCCGCTCAGTATTTTCTTCATTTCAATTCCCCCTGAGGTGTTATTTATGTCTTTTCTCTACCGCTTACTTGATAAGTTCTTTGACCCACCGCCAAAATGGCTCGATAAGACCGGGAAAGTGATCTACTACGATACCCAGGATGAACGTTATAAGCGGTACAAGCACCTGTGCTATCGCAATCTTCTTCTGAAATCGGTGCTCGCGTTCCTTCTCGGCATCCTGTTTAGCGTGTTCCTTGGCGGCTTGATCCGCCGCTAACTTCTTTGCGTATTCTTCAAATTCCCTCTGCACCGCACATCCCCCCTTACCCCCAAACATACACCAATTCACACCAACAAGCAATCACGAAAAGGAGAATCAACATGAAAGAACTGAAAGTAAAGCTCACCTTCACCGAACCCATCCTCGGCACGTCCCCCGCCAACCCGGAGATCTACCGGGAGTTTATCGGCTCCAAGTCCCCCGATGCCGCCACCGTGGAGGAGGAAGTCTCCGCGCTGGGCGCTGACGCCGTGGCAGAAAAGGCCATGACGGTGTTCCCCCGGATGGAGGACGGCACCCCGTTCCTGTATGACTACCAGATCAAGGGCTTTTTCAAGGACACCTGCGGCGGTCTCCGCAAGGTCAAAGGCACAGCCAGCGAGAAGATCAAGGCTTACAAGAAGGAGATCGACAAGCTGATCTTCCCGGAGCCCCGCGTGATCCCGTTGGAGTTTGACGGCCCCGTGGGCGAGTGTCAGCGCCCCCTGAGAGCGCAGACGGCCCAGGGCGAGCGCGTCAGCCTTGCCATGAGTGAGGAGATCCCCGCCGGGGCCACCTGCGAGTTCCGGGTGACCTGCCTCTGCGACGATCATGAGAAGGCCGTCCGGGAATGGCTGGACTATGGCCGCTTCTCCGGCATCGGCCAGTGGCGCAACAGTGGGAAAGGCCGGTTTACCTGGGAGGAGACCCAGTAACGCAGCGGAATGGAAGGGCCGCGAATCGTTCAGCAATGCGACGGCAAAGCCATGTAACGCAAAGATCGGCCACGGCAATGCTATGCGATGCTGGTAACAGCAACGGCAAAGTAGTGAAGCGCTTAGCAAAGGCAATGCACAGAGTAGCCATGCAATGCAATGGAATGGAGGAGCGAAGTTGCGTACTGCTAAGAACAGCAACGGAATGGAATAGATCTGCTCGGCAGTGCGGCGGCTTAGATTAGCTATACCCCGCCCAATCAATCGCGATCACGACAAAACAAAAGAAGGAGGCCCCTATGGAACATCCAGCATATCGAGACAATCTCGAACAAATCCTCGCCTTTACCGGAGGGCGGCAGCTTCTGAACATCAAGGACATCAAGGCGTTCACCGGCATCCGGGATCCCCGCACCGTCAGGAAGTACTACCCTATGGACGCCAGCGGCCATATCTCCGCCGCCACCTTCGCCCGGCAACTCTGCGGAGGCAAAAAATGAGCAGCTACAACAGCATCGCCCGCAGCCGGCAGGCCCCGGAAACACCCCGCCGGCCGTCACTGGGCACACGGGGAACATGGCCGTTCCAAATTGAGGGTGACCATCCCCGCTTGAAACCCGGCACCGTCACTTACATCAACAGCCCGCATCGCTGGTTTCTCGTCACCTTCGACGATGGCCACCGTCAGTGCTATCACTTCGGGGAGGCTTAACTATGGATACAACAACATACGTTTTCATGCTGATCGGCGTGGCCACCGTCGCCGCGTGGCCCCTTCGGATCGTGGATCTCATCGAGAGGGGGCCCCGCCGTGAAAAGAGATAACCGCACACGGGAGGAGCGCCGCCGGAGCCGGGCCGACTTCTCCGCATTGGTCTCCTTCGGCTGCTTCCTGGGCCTTTTGGCCCTGGCTTTGGCTTATATCCTGGGGGCGGTCTGATGGGCCGCCGCCGTCAAATGAAAGAACTGCCGCCCTGCCCCCGCTGTGGGATGTACGGCGGCAAGCGCATGGTCGCTCAGGGGAACACGGATGGCTTCTTCGTTCTCTGCGATTCCTGCGGCTACCGAACGAAAAACTATACGGACATCGCCCACGCGGTCCGTGTCTGGAGGGAAACTCAGCTATGACCAGAAAAACCTATCCCATCTGCCACTTCTGCGAGCATCCCCTGAACCCCAATGCGGAGGACGATTGCGACCGCGTGTTTGTCCTGCCCAATGGGGAGCTGTGCTGCCCGCCCTGCTTTAAGGACTACCTGTCAAACGAGCTGGATAAAAATATGGACCTGTTTGCCGACGCCCTCGGCATCCCGGTGCTGTATACGGAGGGGCCGTCATGCTGACATTTGACGAGGCCACCCACACCTACACCCTTGACGGCATCCAACTGCCCAGCGTCACCGAAGTCACCCGCTTTTGTGATTATGACTACAAGTCAGACCGGCCATGGCTGGCGGAGGCTGCCGCCCGCCGGGGAACCGCCGTCCACGAAGCCTGCGCCCTCATCGACTACGGCGAGGAGCCGGAGGAGACCCCGGAGATCGCCGGATACCTGAAAGCCTACCGCCGGTTTCTCAAAGACTGGAAACCGGAATGGAAGCTGATTGAATGCCCCATAGCGGACCGGAATATGAAAATGGCCGGAACGATGGACCGCTTTGGCATCATCCATAATGCCCCCGCGATTCTGGACATTAAGACCGGCCAGCTCCATGACGCCGCCCTCTCTGCCCAGCTCACCGCCTACAAGATGATTTTCTCGTGGGACTCGCGCTGCGGTTTCGGGAAAATTCAATCGCTCTATGCCTTGAAACTCTCAAAGGACGGCACTTATGAGCTTCGCTATGTAGAACCAAATTCGAACTTGGTGAACGCCTGCCGCACCCTCCATAAAGCCACAGAAAGGAAGAAACGCACATGAATGAACTCGCCCTGTACCAATACAACGCCGCTGCCCTGACGGTGGCTCCCGTCCCCCGCTCCGGCAATTACACCATCTGCGCCCCAGACGGCGCGCCCGCCGTCCTGAAACGCGGCATCGACTTCGGCATGATCCGAAAGAAGAACGGCGACGCCATGACGAAAAACCCCACCCTCTTCAAGTCCGGCGCGGAGAAGGTGGCCGTGGCTTACGGCCTCTGCCAGCGCTACACCCTAGAAAGCAAGCTGGAGGATATCGAATACGGCTTCTTCTACTTCCTCGTCCGCTGCGACCTTATCAAAATCTATGACGGCAAGGAATACGTCATCACCTCCGCTTACGGCTCCGGCAATACCCGCGAGGGCCGCACCGGCTCCCAGTCTCCCTATGACGGTGCCAACAGCGCGGTCAAGATGGCTCAGAAACGCGCCCTGGTCTCCGCTGCCCTGTCCCTCGGCTGCGTCTCTGATATGTTCACGCAGGACATTGAGAGTGACACCGAGGACGGCAGCGCCTACATGACCAACAAGGACCCCAACGCCCCCATTACTGCCGCGCAGGTCAAATTCTTCTATTCTGCTTGTTCCCGCCACGGCCTGACGAAGCAGGAGGCGAAAACTCTCTTGAAGAGCCACGGCTATGACAGCGCCAGCAAGGTACTCAGCAAGGACTTCGACGCCCTGCTGGATGCGCTGGAGCCGAAGGAGGATGCCTGATGTTTATCAACGGACTGCCCACCTACAGCAAGGAGGGCAAGCAGCTGAAAACCGGCCTGATCGTGGGACGCGCCGCCAAGGACGGCCAGATCTACGCCACCCAGAGCGGAAAGGAGGTCGGCTCCGTCTCCGTACCGGCCTACGATAAGCAGGACGGCACCACCGCATGGCTCACCGTCAAGGGCTGGGGCCATTGGGCACGGCTCCTTGCCAATGTCCGCAAGGGCGATTCCGTATTCGCCGTGGGCCGCGTGGAGAGCCACGACTATGAGGGCAAGACCTATAACGACCTGGTGGCGGATTACGTCTGTGTCTCCGCCAGCACCGCTGGGCAGACCCCCGCCCAAAGTGCCTATGCCGCCCCCGCCACCACTGATAATTTCGCCGAAATTGAGGATGACGGGGAACTCCCTTTTTAACAGCTTTGCCGTGTGTGTCTAAAGAGTGATGACGGGCGGATGCAAGCAAGCCGCAGCACGATCACCGACATCCCCGGCAAAAGAAAAAGCCCCCCCCACACCCCCCTAAAAAGAAAATATATATATTTCTCTTAGGGGGGGGGGGAGATAGATGTACAACAGAAGTACTACAGAGGTTCTACATGAAAAGAGAAGATATCCAGAAGCTGTTTAACCTGATAGAAACCCTCTATCCCAGTGCAAAGAAAAATCCCAGGATCCCCGCAGTACTGGAAGCCTGGACGCTTGTATTGGAGCCGTGGAGCTATGAGGACGCAAAGCAAGCAGTCATTATTCGTGCCAGGGAAAACCGCTTCCCGCCGGACGCTTCCGAGCTTGTCCCCTACCTACCGAAACCGGAACAGCCTTCGGAGAATGCTCCAGAACCGGCGGAACCAACCCCCACCCAACTGGAAAAGTTCTATGTGAAATACAAAGCCCTGCATGAGCGGTGGAAAGCCGCAGGCATCCCCACCCCCTCCGAAGCGAAGAAGCAGGGCATGACTTATGCGGACTGGGAAAAGATGGCGAAAGGAGCTGGTGTGTAATGGCTGCAAATATTAAGCTATCGGATTGCCTCATTGCCCCTCACAGACAGCCTTGCTGGGATTGTGCCAACGCCTGCGGCGGCTGCTCATGGTCGAGAGAGGGGGAACCTGTCCCCGGCTGGAAGGCGGAGCCGGTCATCATTCGGAATAACCTGAACCGCGACCCGGACGATTTCTCCGCCAAATCTTTCAAAATCCATGCCTGCCCCCAATTTGTGAGAGGATGATTTACGGAATGTTTGGAACACGAAAATTAGAAGCAGAAATAGCCTGGCTGAGTTGTCGCGTGGCAGAGCTGGAAGAACGGCTTTGCCCATGTGAACAGCATGACTGGAAACGCACCGGAGTTGATTACAGCTACGATAGAACAGGCTGCTGCGCTGCCGCCATGTATAACTACAAGTGCGCAAGGTGCGGCAAAAAAATGCGCTCCTTCCAGTCGTACCTGGAAAATGCTGAGGAGGATGACTGTGGTTAGGCTTGTGATTGACATGCAGGAGGACGGCGACCTGCTGGCCTGCAAGGAGACGGTTGCTATGCTGCTGGAGCCCATCGGCCGGGTGCGTATCGTGCAAATCATTGTAGACGGAAAGGAAGAAAAACGATGAAAATTGATAAACTGTGGAACGGCCTGAAGCGGATCGCCAACGGCGATTATGTGCTGGAAGGGGATCTGATCTCCGAAGAAACCATCGAAATCGATCTGAACGACCGCTTTGTGGTGCGGGGCCGCATCCAGACGAAAAAGAGCATTGTTGTTCGCTGTGGCATCGAGGCTGGCTGTGGCATCAAGGCTGGCTGTGGCATCGAGGCTGGCTGTGGCATCAAGGCTGGCGAGGGCATCAAGGCTGGCTGGGGCATCGAGGCTGGCTGTGGCATCGAGGCTGGCGAGGGCATCAAGGCTGGCTGTGGCATCGAGGCTGGCTGTGGCATCGAGGCTGGCTGTGGCATCGAGGCTGGCGAGGGCATCAAGGCTGGATGGGGCATCGAGGCTGGATGGGGCATCGAGGCTGGATGGGGCATCGAGGCTGGCTGTGGCATCGAGGCTGGCTGTGGCATCAAGGCTGGCTGTGGCATCGAGGCTGGCTATGGCATCGAGGCTGGCGAGGGCATCAAGGCTGGCTGGGGCATCGAGGCTGGCGAGGGCATCAAGGCTGAAAAGTTTATTGATGTTCAAAAGCGCATTTTCGCCGGAATTTCGGTTTATCGGACAAGCAGGGACTGCGATAAAACCATCCGCTGTGCGGAGCTGCGGAACGGCGAAATCTGCTATGGAGATTTGACGCTGACGAAGGAGGGCAAGCCGGATGAAGGTTGAATCTACCGTCCCCGTTCTTTACCCGATGGGGGTTTATACGTTTGCCTTTGCATGTGTCCATTGCGCAAACAGGAATTCAGACAAATGCCACCTGTGCAAGCGTGAGGGGAAAAGCGGATTTGAGCCGAAGCGCGAGCCACCTGTGATTGCATTTGAGATCCCCTATCCGGCAACAAAGCGCAGTAAAGCGGCGTGGAACAAGCGGTTTGGCCTAAACGCGTATTACGCCGGTAAGCATTGGTCACAGCGGAAGAAGGACGCGGAAGAGCTGCACGAGCTGGCCCACTGGGCAATGCGTAAAGCAGGCGTCACAAAATGTCTGGTAAAAAAACCCGTCAAGGTGACATTTTTCTGGAATGATAATCTGGACATCGACAATCACGGCGCGCTGGGCAAAACCTTTGTGGATGCGATGAAAGGCTATATTTTGCCAGACGATAACCGTAAGTGGTTTCAAGCCGTGGAACACAAATTTTGGAGCGGAGATACGATCCGCGTGGAAATTGAGGAGGCAGAATGATGGATGCTGTGGAGTTTTTGAACAAGGTTGACCGTCTCAACAAAAGGGGGTCTACCGAAGAAAAAATGCGCTACAACGATTATAGGACAACAAGAGATAATACACGGGTGGTGAAGTTTGTCGAGCGATGGGACGCTGAGCACCCCATCAAAACCCGCCAGAGCGAGTTCTTGAAGCATTACCCCAACGCACGAATTTTATTCGGGTATCTTAATATTTGCCCGATGGATGTATTCGGCGATACAGGCATTAACTGCAATGCACAACTTTGCCAGAAGTGCAAAAAGGCTTTCTGGCTTGCGGAGGTGGAGGAATGACCCGTGAAGAGAAAGAGCAAATTTGGAAAGGAGCAGAGCTATGAAAACGGAACGTTTTAACGATCTGGTGAATGAGATCCGAAAGGCCAGTCTGGACACCCTGACGAAGAAGAACGCCAACTACGCCACCACCGAGGACCGGCTGCACAACTTCAAGGTGGGCGCCGCCATCACCGGGGGCACCCCCGCCCAGGCTGCGCTGGGGTACATGGCGAAGCACCTGGCCTCCCTCCAGGACAAGGTGGCCCGGAACGATTTCCATGATCGGGAGGATCTGAAGGAGAAGATCCAGGACAGCATCAACTACCTGGTATTCATCTGGTGCTGCGCCAATGAGGAAATGGAGAAGTACGCCACCGCGTCGGCCGCGCCTAACATCTCCCAGAGTCGGGGCTGGTCTAACTCCATCGGCGGTAATGAATACCTGAACCAGTGCGGCGGGAAATTGGAGGACTGATTATGAGAGATACAAACCTCGTAAATGCGCTGCGTGAGCACGCGGAATGGGCGCAGGCAAATGAGTGGGAAACGCCAATCACCCTGGGCGATGATCTGGCGGAAGCCGCAGACCGGATCGAAGCACAGGCAAAAGAGATTGACGCACTGCGGAATAAACTGTGCCTGAAATTGAGAGATCAAGACTTCGTAAGTGCGATAACGGGTAACACAGGTAACATCGGATGGAGAAACATGGTCCCGCAGGTGGACAGCTCGGACTTTCCTACGCAGTGGGTGCCGTCAATGTATGAGTACAGCATCATTGATGCGCAGGCGAAAGAAATTGAGACGCTGCGGGCGCATCAACAGAGGATCGGAATGGAGGGAATGTGATGGAACGATTAACTAAGCGTTTGCCCAGTGGAGCGGCTGATTATAATTACCCTAAAAGCTGTTACATTGGGGATCGGGCTGGCGCAGATAGAATATCCCAAAGTGCTTTTAGGCAGAGATGTGTTGAACAGTTGGCCGACTATGAAGATACGGGGCTGACGCCGGAGGAGTTCCACGCCTATTGGGTGTTTTTGGAGGACATGATCGGTGAGCAGAAAGCCAGTGAGGCACTGGACAGGTTCCGCCAGCTGGTCAAAGCCGACAAGGACGGTCGGCTGGTGGTGCTGCCGTGCAAGGTGGGAACCGCGACATATTATATCCACTATCCGATTGTGGTTTACCCAGATAAAAGCGAACCGGAAATTAAGAGGGGTATCTTTACTTTGTGCGATTTGGATCGTGTTGGGTACTCCGTATTCCTGACCCGCGAGGAGGCGAAGAAAGCATTGGAGGCGATGAAGGATGAATAAGGCTGTTATGCTGAGCATCCGCCCCAAGTGGGTGGAGAAGATCGCCAACGGCGAAAAGACGATTGAGGTGCGCAAGACGAGACCAAAGCTGGATACGCCGTTTAAGTGCTACATCTACTGCACGCTGCCAAAATATCCGCACGAGGACTTCATTGCGACGGACTATCCAAGGCCACAGTTTTACGGCGGCGGCAAGGTCATTGGGGAGTTTACCTGTGACCGGATTTACAAAATTGACAAGGATAGTACGGATTTTCTTTTTAAGGCCGGGAGATTATCCGTTTACAAGCAAGCTGCCGAAGAAAAGTGTGGCCTGTGTGTGGCTATGACAGACGATGAGTTGCACGGCTATCTTGGCCATTGCCAGGGCTACGGCTGGCACATTGCCGACCTGCGCATTTATGATACGCCGCGCGATCTGGGCGAGTTCCAGCGTGCAACTGACCCGTGCGATTCTTGCCATGCAGAATACACATGGGAATGCACAGACTGCAAAAAATGGGGCGGTGACATTAAGCGCCCGCCCCAGAGCTGGTGCTATGTGGAGGCGATGAAATAGTGGATTGCTTTAATTATTCATGCCCTTTTCGAGAAAACACGTCAAGTAGTTGCAATAGGTGTGAGTGTGTAGCCTGTCAAAACAGAAGTGAGGCTGTGACATATATTGCAAGCAACCGCACATTGACAGAGGCGGATATAAGAGCATTGGAGGCGATGAAGGATGAATGATCTAAAACCGTGCCCGTTCTGCGGGGGAATAGAAATTGTCATTCGGTCAGTATCTGGTATCTTCCCAAGGAGTTCGTGCCAACGCACATACAAATATATTCAATGTCGGAGCTGCTTTGCAAGAACGGGAGATTACGCTACAAGACCGAGAGCAATCGAAGCATGGAACAGGAGGGCTGACAATGGCTGACCAAATGCAGTTATATGACACATCGGAGAAACAATCAAGTAACAACACAGGTAAAGCTAAACGGAAGTGGGAAAATGGTTTCCAGAGATGGAGCAACCGGCACAGTGCAGATGGTGGTAGCTCTTTTGGGTGCTGTGGATTTGGCAGTATGTGTGACTATTGTGATGATAATTCGTATGGACGCCCGTGTGTCAGGTCGCTGAACGCCATGATCCGCGAAAAGCGTCTGAAAATCGATTACGAAAAGACTGGTTATGAAGAAGTATGGAAGGGGATTTTTGACAATGGCTGAATGCATTGAGAGGGAAGCGACAATTAAGCGCATCAAAGAAGTTTATTGCGTGGGCTGCAACAGCTACAACGGAGTAAGATGCCGTGCGTGTGGTATAGGTGACGCAATCGACATGATCGAAGACGCCCCAACCGTGGATGCCGTGCCGGTGGTGCATACAAGGTGGGCGCATCTTGGCGGGGACGAGTGGTGTTGCCCTGTATGTGGTTTTGTCATTACCACTGAGGGCAGTTGGGATAAGCCTACTAAAAAATACTGCGAGGATTGCGGCGCGAAGATGGACGGAGGCGAAGAATAATGGCAAAGTATTTCAGAATTGCAGAGATTGATGCTGCTACTTTTGAGCGCATGACTGGCGACGAGCTTGATTGCCTGCAAGTGGCAATGCTTGCGGATGATGGAAACGTGTATGTTGCTGTCGATGAAGATGGGCAAGATTACATTGATGTCGACCTTGAAATATTTGACACAGATGGAGGTGCTGTGCCTCGACACCTTGGGCTATTCCGCAAAGGATATTGAGATTATCACGCCGGAACAGTACGAGGCGGAATTTGGAGGGGATGAAGATGGCTGAATACATTAAGCGCAGTGTGGCGATTGCTTATATCCGTGAGCAATCGGAAGAATGTCAAAAAGCGTTTGAAGAGCTTGGCGGGGAAAGCGGAATCTACGCAGACGCCTATAACGATTTGGCGGAGGATTTTTACCGCATCCCTGCCGCCGACGTTGCGCCGGTGGTGCGGTGTAAGGACTGTGTACACTGGGATGATGACCCCGATACTTATGGGGCAGATGACGGCCCGAAAGGCAAATGTATGAAATCATTTGAAACGATGCGCGCAGATGACTTTTGCAGCTACGGAGAGAGAAAGGACGGAGGAAATGCCGATGAAAACAGAGATCCTGAAAATTAAGGGAAGTTGGGAGGAAGTGGTGGATGACTGCCGGGCCACCGTGAGCAAGCCACCTCTGGGTCACGACCCTCGCGCATCCTTTAAGCGGCGCATCCTGATTGCTGAGCACAGCCCCATCCGGGATCTCTCCGTCCGCTTCCGGTGGACGGGGATCAAATACTGGGTCGCCATGCACTGGAAAACACACCACTGGGAGAGTAAGGTATCTACTCAGCGCTCCGACCGCACCGGCACTCCACGGGACAAGCTTCCACAAGATGCCCCGGTGAACTTCACCGGCGAGATGAACGCACAGGCGGCCATTGACACCATGCGTAAGCGCCTTTGCCACCAAGCGTCGGCGGAGACACGGGCATACGCAGAGGACTTCAAGGAAGCCTTGCGGGAGACGGAGCCGGAACTCAGCGACGCGCTGGTTCCAAACTGTGTGTACCGCTGCGGCTGCCCGGAGATGAAGAGTTGCGGCTTATGGGCGCGGATGACGCGGGAGACCGACGGATTGATCGCCTCCCAGTGCATAAATGAGCGTTACAAAGCCTACAACGCCTATTTCTACGGCCGTAGAGAGGAGACGGAGAGGGCGGCTGAATAGCCGCCACTCGCAATCAAATACAGGAGGTAAGCTATGGAGGATCGGGACAAAAAACTGCTGAAAGCCTATGCGGAGAACGACATGAGCATGAAAAAGACCGGTGGCGCGGTTTACCTGCACTACAACTCCATCCGCTACCGCTTTCAGCTTATTCAGAGAGAAACCGGGCTGAACCCACGGAATTTTTACGATCTGGAAAAGCTGTTAGCCATGATAGACGCGCAGGGGTCCTGACCACCTGCATCGGTAGATCAAAGGGGAGGGGCACTTCATAAAGGAGGCCCAATATGAAATACCGATACACCGTCCAGCAGCTCCAAAAAATGGAGCAGTGCCGCTATCTCACCGACCGGGAGCGGCGCGTGTTCAATCTGGTTTGCCGCCGCGGCTGGGCGATCGAGGATGCGGCGGCGGAGCTGTACCTGTCCCGTTCCTCCGTGAACGCCTGCCTGCGCTCCATTCGGGATAAAGCAGGCATATCCCGCCCAAACAAAAGACGCCCCTAAGCCATGACAAGCGATGCCCTGTGGTACGGTAACCATAGAGCACCGCTTGTTTTGCGCGCGGAAACAGGGGGTGTATTTTTAGAGAAGGAGGAATCTCTCTATGGCTGAATTTGCAAGCAAGGGCGTCGCGGGCGCTGGCCTCGGCACCGGCATTGCCGGTCTGTCTCTGGGCGTCCTGAACACTCTGGGTGGTCTCGGCGGGATCCTGCTGGGCAATCGCGCTGTCCCCTTTGCCGCTGGTATGGCGGCGGAGGCCGGATGCAGCGAGAACCACACGGTCAACCGCTACGAGCTGTCCATGGTGCAGGAGAATGCCAAACTCCGCAGCGACATTGCCCTGCGGGATGCCAACACCTACCAGGACCAGAAGATGTTGGAGATGTACAAGTACATCGACGGCAAGCTGGGCGAGGTGCATGGTGCGCTGGCTTCTCAGGCGGTCAACAATCAGGCCACCAAGGACAGCTTCCAGCTGTTGCAGGAGCGCGTGGACTGCTGCAAGAACGAGCTGTGCGGGGCCATTTCCAGAGAGCGGGACGAGCGGAAGTGCGCTGACAATACCATTGTCACCTACACCAACGCCACCTTTTATCCCAAAATGGTCGCGGACATCACCACCGGCACCGGCACCACGCCCCAGTCCACCTATAACCCCCTCCCCGTCTCCACCTGCGGCTGCTAAGAGGCGCAGAGGGAAGAAGAGAGGGGCATAGCGCCCCTCTCTCCCGTCATTGGAGGAATCTATGGTAACATTGGAACAGATCAAGCAGGGCGCTGCCCGCTATGTGGATGAGGAATTTACCGGCAAGCTCACCGGCTGGCAGAAATGGGCGGTGGGTGCCGGGGCTGCTATGGCCCTGGGCAATCTGGACGCCAGCCTTTCCGCCCTCCGGGAGCATCCCACCGTGAAGGCCCTCGGCGTCTTTGACGAGGCGGGGAATGTAGACCTTGACAAGATCTACACCTGCCTGAAAACCGAAGCCGCCAAAGGCCCCGTCACCACCAATATCCCCCTGATTGGGAACGTCACGCTGAATGAAACGGATGTGGACAAGCTCTACACCCTCATCAAGCAGAGTTAGGAGGTTCTTATGTACGAGATCAAACACTTGGCCGAAGAGATCCGGGAAGAACTGGACGATGCCGAGAAGTACGCACGGGAGGCCGTCAAGCACGCCGAAGACCCGGAGGACGCCAGCACCTACGCCGACCTTAGCCGTCAGGAGCTGGGACACGCCAATCGGCTACACGAAATGGCCGTTCGCCATATCGAAAAGGCGAAGGACGCCGGTCTCCATCCCACGGAGGCCATGCAAGCCGTCTGGGACTGGGAGCATGAGCGGATGCTGGACCGCACCACCCATGTGAAAACGCTCCTGTCCATGATGTAAAAGCTAAAGAAACACCCCCGCCAGACGGCGAGGGTGTTTTCTTATTTGTAGGGGTTCTTGGCGTTGGTGGTGCAGATAATATCCCACAGGTCCGCCCGGTTTTCCTGACCGGCAAGGGCCGCGCTGGCCTCCGCCTTGCTGACCCTGCCGTTTCCGTCCGCGTCGGCCCTGTCCTTCAGGGAGAAATATTCCTTGGGGGAAAGACCGGAATCATGCGCCTGCTTCACTTTCTCGTAGGCTGCGCCGCTCATTTTGCCGCTGCCGTACTTCTGGTACAGGGCCAGAAATTCCCCGGTGGACACGCCGATGTCCCGCTTGGCCGTCTGCGCGTTTTTGATCCATGCGGCGCTGGGTTCATACTTGGGGTCCACCTGCTGACGGGCCGTCTCTCTGGCGTACTTGTAAACGTTCTGGATGTAGTCCGACTTTTCGCTGTCGCTCATGGACTTGTAGGCGGGCAGCTTCAATGCCACCTCCACCAGCTCCTTCCGCGTCTGGCCCATGGCCTTGGCGTACCGGGTGTATTCCTCGCCAGTCATGGTCCGGGTCTCGCCCTTCACCGTATAGGACTTTTCCGCCGCCGCCGGATAAACGGTGCTATCTCCGGTGGCCTTCGCCAGCCGCCGGATCTCCTGTGTGGCGGGGCTGTTGTCCTGCGCCTTTAGGAAGCCGGGGGAGAGGAAAGACTGGAACACCCGCTCCGGTGCGGAGCCGTTGGAGACCTCGTTGCCCCACATATCCACCATGGGCTGAAGCTGATTCCGTGCGCCGGGAACCTTCTTCGCCGCCCCCTGCAAGAAATAGTTCACGTCGGAGGAAAGCTGCCCCGTGCCCTTTTCCACATAGCTTTTGCGCACCGTATCATCCAATACGGATGCAACCTTGCTGCCGATGGTGGGGATATACTGTCCGGCATAGCTGCTGGCCGCCCGGTCGAGCAGATAGCCAACCTTGTTGTCGGCGTAGCTCCAATAGGAGATCAGATCATTCAGGGAGGACAGCATGGAGGTCTCCAGCACAACGTCCTGCATCCCCAGCAGAGAATCCACCAGCGCATCAAAGGTTCCGCCGCCCTTCCGAACGGATTCCATGATGGCAGCGCCCGCGAATAGGGGCATTGCCGAGGGAACCGCCCAGTCCAATGTATAGGACTTGTCCCCGATCTGGATGGCATAATCCTGCTTTCCCATGGACTTCTCAAAGGCTTCCTCCTTGTCATCATCACCAGCCCGGACGTGGAGCAGCCCCTCCGCCGCCAGATAAGCGCCCAGCGCCATAATCCCGGTTCCGGTAAGACCGGATGCAATGGAATCCACGGCATCCGCCGCCGTGCATTTCCCGGACTTCACGTCAAACATGGCTTCTTTGATGCCCTTGGCAAGCCCCACCGGGCTGTAATCAAGGCCGGTGGTCAGAATGTTTGCCGGCGTTCGCCGGAAAGGCATAAACGCATCCGCCGCAAAGGAGGCGGCTTTCAGAACCGGGTTATCCCCCTCATAGCGCCCCATCTTGGACAGTGCCTCGGAAAGCGCTGTGGTGTTGCGGTAGGTGGCCTTCTGCGCTTCCTCAATGGCGTAGGCCCGCGCCGCCTCCACGTCTGCGGCTCTGGTGCCCGCGTGGGCCTCTGCCGCCGTCACGCCTTTGGCTTGCAGCGCTTGGGCGAAGCTGTCCACATAGGCGTTCCGGTTGAATCGCACATCCTCACGGTCTAACAAGTGACTGCTGAAATTGCCAACAGCCTGAACGCCAGCACCTATAGCATCCGCAGCTTTGTGGATAGGCTCTGGTACAATATTGGAAATCTTCTTTGCCAGTTTGCCGGACATCTTGGCGGTAAATACATTGCGCTTTTCCATGATCTCCCGCTCAATACCCGCCGTGGTGGCATCGGAATACTTCCCGCCGCCCATGGCCGCGTTCTGGTCCGTCTCATACTGTCCCTTGGCAAAGGCTTTCAGGTCCTTGTCAACATTCACGGCCTTTGTCCGCTGAGAAGGGTCCTTGATGACCGCCCGCTCGATTGCAGTTCCGATGCCGTCCTTGATCTTCCGTGCGCCCATCTGAATGGCGTTGCCCATGATGTTGCGGATATGGGTGGTGGGGTTGGTCAGCATGGAGGTATACCGCCAGAAATTGGCCTTTTCCCGGAACGTGCTGGGGATCTGATCCGCAATGGAGGTGGTGATGGCGTCCCACGCTGCCGCCCGCTCCGCATCCGTCTCTGCCATCAGGTAGTTGGTGGCCAGTTCGTCAGAGAGGGTGAAGCCCGTTACCTTGTCGATGTAGTCCACCCGTGCGCCTTCCACGTCTCCGCTGCCGGGGGTGTTCTGCCGGGGTGCCCGGTTCTGCCGTGCCGCCCGGTCATTCATTTTGTCTACCAGCCGCCGCAGCGTCAGCAGACGGCCCTCCGGCGTCAACCGGTTCATCAGGTTCATAGCCTGCACCATCTGTGCGCTGTCATGAGCCGCGTCCGCAATGGCCGTTGCCAGCTCAAAGGCAGCCTTGTGGTCTCCTTCGGAAATGGCGAGGTTGTAGGCGCTGATGGCCTCGGCGGTGTCTGCCTTGGTGATCCGCTGTCCCAGCTCCGCCTTGGCAATGAAGCTGTTCGCCACCTCACGCCAGCCGTCCCGCGCGATCTTGGCCTGCGCCTGCTGCACGGCGCTCCGATCCGTCACCACGTCATAGTCGAACGCACCGCCTGCAATGGCGTTTTCATACACGGTCGCCATTTCCGGGGAGGTCAGGGGGCTATTGAGAATGGTAGAGACCGTTTTCTCCACATTCCGCCCGGTGTCAGGGTTCACAACGGGCACTTCGGAGGGCGCCCGCCGCTGTTCTGCCTGGATGCGCTGGGCGCTGTTGGGGTTGACCGGGTGGAAGTCCTCACTCTTGGCCTGCATGGCATCAAAGGGCGTGTTCACCGCACCCGCCACGGCGTCACCCGGCGTGTCGAAAGCATCCACATCCTCTAAGCCGCGGCCCTGTGCCTGCTCGCCCGCGCCCAAAATGCTCTGCTTGGCGGTGAGATACCCGCTGTTGGGTCCCACCTGCTCCCCAGTCATGGTGGTGTAGCCGTTAGAGAGCATATCGTCCAGAATCAGCTCCACCCGCTTGGCCGCCGCCACGTTCTCCTGCCCGTGGTCCGTTACAATGCGCTTCGCCGCGTCAATGATGCTGTCACGGGTAAGGCCGGTCTCGTCCATGGCCTGTCGCAGATGGGGCGAGGTCTGCGCCGCCTGCTGTACCGCGTTGCCCTCCATGGTACGCTCATAACGGCGACTCATGGGCTGCTGGAGGGAGAGGTCTGCATCCGCGATCAGGGCGCTGGCCGCTTCCTGATAATAGCGGTGCAGCTCCGGGTGGTCAAACTGGAAGGCGTTCACATCTCTGCCGCCCACCGTCTCCATCCGCCGCCGGTCGATGTGCTGCTCCGGGTCGATCTGGAACACCTTGCCGGTGGCGTCCATGCCCACGGTGCCCTCCTCGTTGGCCCGGAAAACGGCGTCCTGCTGGGCCTCCGTCATGGTATTCAGGTCCGCCCGCTTCCTCCCAAACAGAACCTCGGAGAGCACGTCCACTGGCTCGGAAGCCGTTTGCGTGCCCTCTGCGGTGTTTGCGGTGGTGGGGGTATAAGTACCCTCACGCACCTCCGGGCGTGCTTCCTGCGTGGGCTGTGCGTCCGCCTGGCTGCTTCCACGCTGTCGGATGACGTCAACGCCTGCGCCGATGCCGCCCATGGCCGCGCCCACCGCCGCGTCATACAGTGCCTCGCTGAGATCGAACCGGGCAGAGGGGTCATAGGTGGCCCGCTGCAAAACGGGCTGGAAAATATCCTCGATAAATTCCTCACCGCCCTCGGAGATCATGGAGAGGGCCACGCGGCCCGCCGAGCTGTTGTTCAGCTTGGAAAGCGCACCGCTGATGGCGTTGTCCAGAACGCCGCCGCCAAACGCCTTTTTAAAGGGGCTTGCCACGTTGCTGATCTTCTCCGTGGCAAGGCTCAAAGCGCCGCTGCCCAGTCCGTAGGCAAGCTGCTGGCCATAGGTGGCCCCGGCCTGTCTGGCCCGTTGGGCGCTGCTCCCGGCAGACCGGGCCGTCATCAGGGCAAGACCGGCTCCGGGGATCACGGCGCTGGCCGCAACATCCCCCGCCATCTGCACGCCCTGCACGCCCAGATCCACGGCGAACTGGCCCACCGGCCCCAGCCCTTTCTTGGCCTGTGCCACATCCGCAGCGGAGCTTTGGGACAGACGGTCCGCCTTCTGATACGCCTTGTCCGCCACCGCCTTGTCGGACTGTTCCACCGCCTTGGTGTAGCCCTCGTGGGCTGCGATCCGCCGCTTGGCGCTGGCAAGGTAGCCCTGCACCTGCTTTACGTCCGCCGACGTCATGGCCTTGCCGTTGGCCCACTTCACGTCCCGGAGCATCTTTTCGTACCGTTTTACCGCGTCATGGTCGCTTTGCAGGGAATCCCCGGCGTTCTGGTTGGCGATCCGGGTATTCAGCTTCCCGGCCCCCTCCGCCAGCACGCCGCCCAGATTCGTAAAGGCGGAGCCGGTGGCCTTCGTTGCGCCGGTCACAATGTTCTTGACGCGGCTGGACGCATTTTTGGCGCGGGTGGGGTCTGCCACAAAGCTCTGCTGCTTCCCCGCGTCCGTGGTGGTTTTCTGCGTTGTGGCGGGCTGGGAAACAGAAGATTTCCGTTTCCCATAAGCCACTAAATCGGGCATTTGCGTCGCATTTTTCTGGGGGGAGGTGGAACTTCCGGCGGTAGACTTTACTGATTTGTTTTTCCCATAAGCCACCAAATCGGGCATTTTAACTGCCATAGCACGCTCCTTATTTGAACATATTGGAAATTTCCTGCTGCTGTGCGGCGCTCAGACTATTCCAGTGACTTTTCAGGATGTTTTGTGCCCGCTGATAGCCGCCGCGATTCATATAATCAGAAATCGTCCGTTTCAATTCATCATAGCCCATAGAGTAACCGCTCTTCCGGCCCTTGCTATACTTCGCCCATGCCTGGTCAGCCGTCAGGCCGCCGGCGGCCTTCTTGGAGTTGGTCCCCCACTTGCCGTCAGCGGTCGCGCCGTAGTATTTCTGAAGCTGCTTTACCTGCTCGTTGGTGAGGCTGCCGTTGGAGTAGCCGCTTTTGCCGCTGCGCTTGCTGCCGGTTTTGGCAGTGCCGGTTGTCCCCGCCTTCAGCTTGCCGGTGCCGTACAGGGCATCATAAGACCCCTGCCCGTAGTAGTAATCGAAGGCGGAGATCACGTCATCCGTCACGATGCCGTTTTTCAGCGCGGACTGCACCTGACTGGCAGTCAGCGTCGGCTTTACCACGGTGCTGCCGCCGGAGCTGCCGGAGCCGGAGCCGCCGGTATGCCCGCCGTACTTGGCGTAAAGATTCTGCTGGCGGACGTATTCCTCATACAGGGCGTTTGCCAGCTCTGCGTCTCCCGTGGCCTCTGCCTTGGCAATGGCGTTCCGGTACTCCGTGTCAAGCTGGCTCCGCTGGAGGTCGATCGCCGCCGTTTTTTCCGCCTGCTCCCGGTCGATCTGGGAAAGGTTCTGCTGAAGCACAACGTCCTGTGCCAGCGCCGCCTGTCCGGTGGTGCCGGTGTTCAGGCCGTTTGCCACGGCCATCTCCTGAAACGCGCCTCGGCTCAGGGCGTTCTGGTTGGCCGCGCTGTTCCGGGCGATGTCATACACCGGCGCGATCTGTGCGCGGCTGGCATCCAGGGTGGAGGTGTTCTTCTCGTAGGCGGATTTCAGCGCTGCCAGTTCCGCCGCCACTTTCTGGGCGTACAGTTCTTTCAAATAGTTGCTGCCGTCCCCGATGTCATAGCTGGTTCCGATCTGACTGGTGGAATAGTTCCTGGTGGGGGTGCTGCCTGCCGCAATGTCCGTCACCCGCTGCTGACCGCCTGCCTGTGCGCCGCCGTTTGCGGCCAGATAATCCCCAAAGGACTGGACATTGCCGCTTTCCTGTGCGGTGGGGGAGGTGTCTGTGCCCATAAGATAGCGGTAATAGTCCAGTTCTGCGCTCTCCGGGCTGGTGAAAAGTCCCAGCTGTTTCCGGCGGTCATTCACGGCAGACAAGGCGCCGTTGTCTGTCACATAGCCGTTCTTGTCGATGGTGTAGCCGTACCCGGCCCGGATGGCATTTGCTGCTTGGTTTGCCTGATCCCCGGTGATCTCACCACGCTGGAGCTGCCCACGGATGGCCGAAATTTTCGCCCGGTCTAAAGCGGTCAGAATTTCATTATCCGTCCACGCACCGCTTTTGCTGTAGCTGCCGTTCCCAGCGTTGATGTCCTGATGGGGGGTGTAGTCCGCCACGCCCTTCACCGCCTTGTAGGCATAGCCGTTGTCATCATAAAACACGGTATAGCCATTGGACACCTGCGCCTTACCAGCCAAATCCGTGCGGCGGCTCATGTCCGCGCCTACGCTGTAGGTCACGCCACCCTGCGTGTAGTTCTTTACCTCGGAGTTGCTGGAGGGCATCCCGTAAACGCCGCCGCCGTTGTCCTCGCGGGTGTATTCCACGCCCTTGTAGCTGCCTTTGGAACTGCCGCCGGAGGACCCGCCGTAGGTCTGCGTGTATGTCTTATTAGAGCCGATCATATTCGGCTCCTTGCCGCCGTACTTATCGTCGATCTTGTTCTGCCGCTCTTGACGCAGCTGCGCCCGCTCGGAGGCCGACAGATCCGTTCGCTGAAGCTCTTTGGAATAGTCCTTGTTCTTGTCGTAATAGCCTGCCATACATGGCCCTCCTTATCCGTTCCAATCCGAGCGGGTTTCCCGGACGTCAATATGCGTGAAGCTGTCATAAATCCCCACGCCGCCCCAGTCCGGCATCAGCGTCCGGGCATAAGCCGCCACCGCTGCCGGGGTCTGGCCCTTCACGGAAATGTCCGCCGCCGTGCCATAGCAGTGCTGGCTGTGGGCCACGCCGCCAACCTTGGTATTGTACTGCGGCGTCCGATACCCGCTGTTGATGGTCACAGCCGTGCCGAAATGATCCCGGATGGTCTGCAATACCATCACCAGCCGGGGCGCTACCAAAACGACATCGCTGCCGTCCTTGCAGGCAAACTCGCTGACTTTGAAATTGCCGGACAGCTTCTTGCCGCCGTCCTTCGCCTTGGAATAGGCGTTGATCTCTACCATAGGTTTCTCTCCTTCCGGTTCAAATGCGTCGCCGCTTTTCAACTTCCAGACGAGGAAGAACGGGATCACCCGCCCGTCACCGGTGAAGCCCTTGCCCTCGCTGTCCATAAAGCAGGTAGACCCGCCGCCGTCCATCATAATGGCGTTGTCCCAGCCGGACGCCGCCAGCAGGTCACGGAGTTGTTCCGGCGACCGCCGGCCCTTGCTCACATAGTAGGCGAACCGTCCATTCTTGGTGCCGATGGCCGTTCGTGGCGCACGGTAGCGCATATCCGCTCCGCAGTGGACGGGGTCGATCTTCTTCCCGCCGATGATGAGGTGGACGCACTCCATGTAATTCGCGTCCCCGTTGGGCACGGCCTTCACGCCGAAGTCCGCCGGGGTGTTCCAGCTGATGCCCCACGCCCGGTAATTGGGGGCCTTGTAGACCTTGCCGTCCGCTTTCAGGTGGCAGGCCGGTATCTGGTTCCGCAGGAAAATGGAGCCATTGCAGATAGCGTCCCCGCCCGCCTCCGCCAGCATCTTCTTCAGGTTGGCCGTGGTGGAGCGGAGACGCTTCCGGTTGAAATAGATTTTAATAAATTGGAGGTCGGAGAGCGGGACAGTGCCCGCTCTCGTGCTCATGTGTGAGCCTCCGTATTCTGTTTTCCCTGATCGCTGGCCTGCCGGATGGCGTCCAGCATATTCTTAACAAAGGCCGGGTAGGGCACCCCCATAATGGCCGTATTCTCCAAAATCGACAGGCCCTCGTTGGCAATAAAGAACATACACACTGCGTCCCGTACAAAATCGCTGGATGTGGCCTGATCCAGTAATGCCCCCATCCATACCAGTGCCAGCATGACGCACTTCTTCGCCAGTCCCTTGAAGCCCGCGTCGGAACTCAGTGCCCCGGTGCTGCTCTTCCCGGACTTGTGCCAGATAGCCGCCACCATCCATCCGGTGGCGTAGTCCAGCACCATAAAACAGATCAGCACTTTCAGCGCCATGTCCCATCCCCCCAGTGCCTGTGCAATCACGGAGCCGGTCGCAGCCAGCACCGCCAACACCATATTTTTGATGTGCATTGCGTTCATAGTGTCCCTCCTTTGTATAATTCCGACTTCGTTTCGTGCAGTTAAAACCGGGGCCACTGCCGTTCGCAGATGGGGCAGACCTGCCGCCCCTCCGGGATGATAGCCCCACAGCAGATGCAAGTGTTATTCATACGCTTCTCCTGCAATTTCCGCGTAATCCCCAGCGGTCAACACGCCTTTTTTCACGGCGTTCTTGACCATGGCCTTTGTCCACAACCTCTGCTTGTACCACTTTGCGATTTTCTCTTTCACGGATTAACCCTCACTTTCCATTAGAGTGTCAGTCATCAGAGCCGTATACGCCACTTGGGCCTCGATGCGGTCAATCTGGGTGGGTGCAGGCTCCGGCTCACCATCATCCTCAATAGTATACTCGCCATTGTGGGCTTCCGCCTTGGCGATTTTCTCATTGCCCTCGCTCCATCCCAGCGTGATAGCGGAGAAAACCTGCTTAATCTTCGGCTCATCCTCCGTGCCGTGGTTGGCCTCGGTACAGAGCTGATATTTGATAACTTTCATGGTCCTTCCTCCTTAGTCCGTGGTTTTTGTGTATTTGAGCATTACATGGCAGGTGTCTCCTGCCGCGCTTGTGCCGCACGCAAGTGTGATTTTTGTACGATCAACATCAGCAACGTAGTAGCTCCATGGATCCGACAAATTATTGTTAGAAATGCTGGGCATTGGCATACTGCCACGCAATCCTTGGAAAGATATGCAATCCCGCATATTCACAATTCCGTGCTCCACTTGTTTATTGTCCGCAATCTGTCCACAATCAACGATCTTATAATATACCGGCTTTCCGAGATACCGCTCCGTGGTTCGGTACTCAACACCAAGCTCCATCGGAGGGTTAGTATGCTCCCAATCGCCCCATACATTCAGACGCTTTTCGCGCACTCCATATACCTCTCCACTCACATAAGCCGCAAGTTGTAAAGCCGTTGCTGAATCATAGTTTAAGTGAATAATATAGTGCCACCCGCCATAAAGCACATTCCTAACTGCACGATAGAATCCCGTAGCGGTAATCAGATTTGCGTCTGCAAAGCCTTCGCTGTTTTCGGGGGCATCTGCAAGCACACCTCCCAGCCCAAACCCGTCGGGGGCTGCGTCGATATTTCCCCTCGCCTTGGTTTTCTGCGCGTCCGTCAGGCTCTGAGCGGCGTCGTAGCGGACTGCGCCGGCTACCGCAGCCCGGAGGTCGGGGTGTGCGTCAACGCTCTGGTTATGTGCCGTTACATAGCCTTGTGCCTCCACCTTGGTAGCAAAGTCACCGCCGGCCGCTGTCTGCGCCTGCTGCGCCCAGTATTTAGCGTTATCCGTGTCCTCACCGGGACGGGTTCCGGTGCCGCCCACTGCCCAGCTTTCCGCCGTCTTGTTGATGCCTGCCACACTGGCCGCGTTCTGCGCCGCTGCCGCTGCGCTGGCTTGTGCCTGAGACGCGAAGCCGGATGCCGCCGCTGCCGCGCTGCTGGCGGTGCTGGCTGCTATCCCTGCGCTGCTGGCAGCGCTCTGAGCCGTCTGGGCGCTGGCAGATGCGCTCTCCGCACTCCCCGCCGCTGCATTGGCCTGCGCGGTTGCTTGGGCAACGATGCCGGTGTTCTCGTCGGCTCGTGCCTGCTCCGCCACCGCTCTCTGTGCTTCCGCTTCCACACGGCTGTTCTCCGCCGATACCCGCTTCTGTTCGTTCTGGACCCGGATACTCTCCGCAGATGTCCGCCCCTGCTCAGCGGTGACACGGCTTGCCTCGGCGGTCACACGCCCCTGCTCTGCCGCAACACGCGCCGCCTCCGCCTGCTTACGGTCCTCCTCCGTGGCATCATCCGTCAGAACCGCCGGAATCAGGGTCTCGTTGATGTACTTTTTGATGATGTTGCCGGATTCGTCAAACTTTTCTTTCAGCTCCGCACTGGTCAGCCCGCCCACGTCGTTCGGCTCATCATCCAATTTCTGAATGATGTTCAGATCGCCGTCCAGCAGTTGGATTTCCAGATTGGAGTTGGCTACCACGTTCAGATCCGCTGTCAATCGTTTTTCCATTTAAGCACCTACCTCCGTTTTCGGCACTTCGCCGGTCTCGTTGATCTTCCGCTGTAACTGGCCGTATCCGGCCCCGCCCCGAATGGGGACGGCTTCCTCTTCGGTAACAGGCTGTTCGCCCTCTGCTCCCGGCTGACCACCCATCATGGCGCGTTCCTGCTGCTGGAGGGCTTGGATCAGCGCCTCCTTGTCGGTGATCTGTCCGGCGGGCAGCCGTTTCAGATACTCCACCGTGGAGATCTTGCCCTGCATCAGCAGGTTGTCCAGCGTCTGCATGGCGGCAATCTCGCTCCAATAGGACGCTGCGCCAGCATCCAGCCCGATGGTGAAGGGGATCTCCTTCAGGATGGAGAAGTCAAATGGAACCACCAATTTGCTGTTGTCATAGGGGTTGGAGATCTCCACATACCGCTCTCCGTAGTATTCGCCCATGAACTCCATGTAGATGCGGCCCAGATTCTCAATGCTCTGCAAGAGGTTCTGCTTTGTCAGCTCCATGGGCGTTGCCGCCGCCCGCTGCAAGGCAATAATGGCGGAGGTGTTGTCCGGGCGGGTATCGCCCAGCGCCACGTCCGATGCGCCGAGGAACTTCTGCGTGTAGCTGATGGCAATGTCGATGAACTGGCTGATCTGAGGGGAAATGCTGGCGGGGTCAATGATCTTCGCCACGCCCTCCACACTTCCGTTTACCGGAATGGCCCCGCCGATCTTGTTCGTCCACTTGGCTACCTTGGTGGAATCGTATACCACCTTCGGATAGGCCAGCGTCATCAGCGAGATCATGGACATGGCGAACAGCTTGTTTACAAAAATCTGGTTGGGAAGCAGACCGGTAATCATGGCCTGTCCGTGATAGCAGTCCTGCACATAGTCCCAGTTCATCCACGTCAGGGGATACAGCTTGATGCCGAGATCCAGATCGCCCCGAATCTCCGCCTGCCGGGTGCACTCGTAGGCGTGGACGGTGCCGGTCTCGTCATCCTTCCACAGCCGGAGCAGCACCGTCACCTTGTTCCCGCTGCCGCTCATGGAATCCATGTAGTTGTTGCCGCAGTCCTTGTTGTCCGGCTGGATCTCGTCCGGGTCCTTGCCGTACCGCTTGGCCCGCTTCCGGGCCTCGCTCAGCAGCATCCGCCGTTCCAGAATAATGTAGGGCTGGCTCTGCACGTCCCGGTTGTTGGGGTTGCCGAACAAAACCTGCGTGTTCATCAGGACCTCCGTGCGGATGGCGCCCTTGCTTGCCTGCCCGGTCTCCGCCGTATCGTCCCAGTAGGTATACATACAGCCGTCACCGTCCACGGCGGCATTTCGGGTATACTCCCGGATACGCCCGCCGATGCTGTTGTGCTCGAAGATGGACGCGAACTGATCGTTGAGAATGTCGGCCACCAACTCCAGGGTCTGCGTGTTCCGATTCCCGCTGGAGGACATGGCCCGCGCCCACAGCTTCAGGTTATCCGTGGAGATATTCGCCACGGAGAACAGCACCACCCGCTTCAAAAAGTTAAATACGGGGGTGGGAAGGCCGTTGCTCTGCACGCCCTCCCACTGCTTACCTATGAAGAAATTTTCGTTGGTCTCCACGCAGTCATAGAGGTCAATACCGCTGTTGAAGCTGATGCCTGCGTTGTATTCCTTGCCGACCCGTTCCGGGGTCATCGTCTGTTTGCTCATGGGTTCACCCCTTTATTTCACATTTCCGGTATAGCGGAGCTGCACGTCCGTCTCCAGAACCGTTGCGGTAGACGATGCCGATTTGCTCTTGAATACCAGCTTGTAGAAGGTGGCCTTCTTCACCTTCATCTTCACCCGCCGTACCTGCGGCTTTCGGTTGGTGCCGAAGGACCAGTGGGCGAAGTCCGCATGGGCAAAGGTGGCCAGACCGGAGGACACGATTTTCTCCGGGTAGTCGCTGCGGCGGTTGGTTTCCACCGTCACGTGTACGCGGGCATTGCTTTCCGGCTGAATCGCCACGAAAATAAGCGGGCTGTATTTCAGCACCCAGTCCCGGTCAAAGTCCATGGAGCCGGTGGCCGCGTAGGCGTCAATGTCCTTGCCGTCGTCGTTCCGGTACTGCCGGGAAAGATGCACCACGCCGCCGTCAGGCCGGAAGCCGTAGGTCTCTAGCCCTATCTCCACCATGGCCCGGAAGCTCAATCCGGTGTAGAGATACCATGCGTCCGCGCCGTAGTTCAGGATCAGCGCCTTGTCTCCGTACATCCACCAGTATTCCTGTGCCGATTTCCGGTTGAAGATCCGGGTCTCTTTCATGTCAAAGCCTTGCAGCGTCACTTCTACACGATCGGAGATCCGTTCCGCGTTCCGCTCGTCAAAGGTAATGTTTCCGCTGGTGGACACGCTCCGCCACCGGTACACCGCCTGATCGTCCAGCGTCAGGGGGTTGTTCTCCAGAATGTCCACCTGCCCCGGAGCCTTATTGCCGAACTGCCGGTTGACGGGGGTCACATAAAACGCCGCCGTGGTGACGTCCGTAGCCGTTACCAGCGTGGAATAGCTCATGGAGTAGGTGGCGTCCTGCTTGAATACCACCAGCCGTGCGTAATGGCGCACCATGCCGGTGATGGGCGTGTTGGCCTCGCCAACCTCCGCCTCGTACAGATCCGGGAAGTATTCCGCAGAAGGCTTGCCGGTGGCGGAATCAATCCCGGAGTAAATGGTTTTGTTGGTGCCGTCTCCGTATAGGAACACACGGCTGTCCGTCTGGCCGTTGTAAAGCTCGGAGAAGTGCATCCTCGTTACCTGCGCCCGTTCTCCGTTGCCACTGCGGTAGATCAGCTCCAGTGTGTTGGTGCCGGCAGCTGGAGCGGGGGTAATGGTGAAGGTCCGCGCCGTCAGGTCAGCGGTGTAGGTCTGCGCCGTGTCCCCGATCTTCACGGAGATGATCTCATCCACCGTCTTTTCCGGGATGTGGAAAACCGTCTCCTTGCCGTCCGGGGAATACAGCACCTTCCGCTTGCCCGTCAACCGGTTTACATTTTCCAGCAGAAACCCACCGCCCGCAGGCGTGGTGGCGTTCATCACCGTGGGGATATAGCCCTCCACCGCCGCAAAGCTGCTGTTGTCCTTGCCGTCCCAGCTCATGTATTCATGGCCGTTCAGCAGGTAGACCTTGTTGGAAAAGCCGAAGAACGAGGTCTGGTCCTGCGTGCACTGGCCCACAACCTTGGTTGTTGCCGCCGCCGGGTCCAGAGAGAAGATCAGCCCGCCGAAGGCGGCCAGAGTCCGCTGCTTGCTGTCTACCACGCCCTCCCATGCGCCGGAGAAAACCGGGTTTGCTGTGGGGGCCGTGTGACCGCTCTCCGCGCACCATGCGTCCCATGCCGTTTTCAGATTCAAAACCGTTTTGGTGCCGGGGCGCAGCTGCAAGTGCTTCTCCCGCGTCACGCGGAAGTTCCGCATCTTGCTCATTTCGCCGTTCTTGATCTTGGTATCCCCGTCCGGGTTCTCGTTCAGGCCCAAAAACTGGCGGATCTTCAACACCTGAATATCGTTGCTGGATGTGATTTGAGCCATCGTCCGGGCCTCCTTTATCCGTAGGATAGATAACCGGCAGTCATCTCCCCGCCCGTCATCACGTCATCGTAGTCCTCGCCCTCGTCAAAATCGTCCACGATCTTCTCCACGGTTTTCTGGGCGCCCAGAACGCGGGTGACACAGAAATACCGGGCGGCGTCGCAGATATGGGTGATCTCATGGGGCTCCGTGGCGCAGTCCGAGGGGTTTTTCTCGTCATGCTGGATGGAGGGCAGGTTGCGGATCAGGCCCACACAGTTTTCTGTCACCAGAAGTCCGGGTCGGTCCGTGTCGCTCTTCATGGGCTTCAACAGCTCTTTGACGGCCATCCATCCCTGAACGCGGTTGTTACTGGCTTTCAGCAGCCCTAACCCGTACTGCGCGAAGATCTCCGCCATGCTCCGCCCGCTGTCCTTCTGCCGGTTCCACATATCCGGCGGGGCAATGGTGAACTCAATGTGCTCCTCCGGCGGGGTCAGGGCATTTGCCAGCTTTGCCGCCTCGCTGACGATCAATCCACTTTGCTGCACCTCCCGGTACACATAGGCCCGCCCCTCAAAGTCCACCGCCACCCAAAGGCAGGCGAACATATCAAGGCCGTAGTCGAACGCCCGGTATTTCTTCCACTCACGAGGCACCCGCACAAAAGGTGCAATCACATGGGTTTCTTTGTGGAACTCCGGGAAGAACGTGCCTGCCATGGCGTTCCAGTCACCGTAACGCCACGCCCGCCGTACATCCTCCGGCAGCAGATCCAGCATTTGCTTGTACTCCGGGGACGCCTCCAAAAGCTGGGGGTTATCGTCCACCGTAGCGGGGATAAAGGTGTAATCCTTGGCCTTTTCCCCCTCCCGGTATTCCCGATCCACGAACAGCCGCTTTACCCACAGGTGGCCGATGCCGCCGGGGTTGCAGGTCAGGTACATCCGCCGGGGAAACTTGGTCGCGCCACGCAAACACGCGCCCAGTGTGCGGAACTGGGATTCCGAGAACTGAGTGGCCTCCTCCATGAAGATCCAGTCAAATTCAAGGCCCTGATATTCCTGATCGTCTCCCGCTCCGTAGTGGCCGAACTTGATAATGCTGCCGTTGCAGAAGAACATCATGCGCATACTGCCGTTGTAGCTGCCCACCTCCGGCGGGATCAGCTTTTGCATGGGCAGGATGATGTTCTGCTCCAATTCCGGGTACTCCCGGCGCACAATCAGGATCTTGATGCCTGGGTAGGTGAGCGCACCGCCTGCCGCCTTCCGCAGCAGAACGTGTGTCTTGCCGCCGCCTCTGGCGCCGCCGTAAGCCGTGTACCGACTCCGAGACTGGCAGAACTGCTTCTGTTTGGGGTTCAGCGTCCCCAAATCCACCTGCACCGTTCCACCTGCTGTCTGTTTATATCGAGGCATAATCGCTCCTTATATCTGGCGGACGGGCCGGGTTCATGCGCCCGCTCCGTCCATATATGGGGGAAGGGGCCGAAGCCCCCTCCCATGAGATCACTCGTAATCCTTGGTGCCCTCGATGCCCACGCAGCCGTCCTTGGTGGCCACAGCCCGCATAGTCTGACCGGCGGTCAGGGTCACAGCGGCGGTGTAGACCTCAGCGGTGGTGGAGTACCGGGGGTTGGTGCCGTCGGTGGTGTACTTGAACACCACGCCGGACACGGCGGTGATGCTGACGGCATGGCCGGTAATAGACATCACGGGGGCCGCCAGAACCGCAGCGTTGCCGCAAACGGCAACACCGTCGCCCTTGGCGCCCAGCACGAAGCTGTCATAGTAGGTCACGCCCTGCACCACGGGGCCGGAATAGCCCTGCACCTCGGTCAGGATGTTGTACTTCTGGAGCTTCACAGGGTCCACGGTGCAGCCCTTGTGCTTGATGAAGAAGTACACACCGGCGGGCATGTAGCTGGTGGGGATGGGCTTCACGCGGCATCCGTCGAACTCTCCCACAACGCCCTTTGCCAGAGCCTCCTTGCCCAGAGCGTCCACGCCGATGTAATCGGGCATCTGCTTGAGCAGCTTGTAGTACTCGGTGGCGATGTAGAGGGTGCGGCCCTCCAGAGGCACCAGCGCGTCGGTCATCTTCGCGTTCAGGTCGATGATGAGACCGCCGATGGTGGCCTTGGTGGGTGCGGTAGCCTCCTTGACGGCGATGTTCGCGCCCATGATCCACTTCTTGATGCGGTGCTTGTCCATGCCGGGGATGGTCACCTCGTCCAGCTGCCGGCGCAGAGCGCTGCCTGCGGACTTCTGGATGGCCTGATCGGTTTGGTCCAGAGCGTCGATGGTGAAGGAGAAGGCGGGCTGCATCTCGCAGGTCATCTCCTGGAGGGTGTCGCCCACGTCATGGACCTCGCCGAAGCGGTTGGAGCCGCTGCGGGTGTACTGGGTCTCAGGCACGGTGTTCACGCTGCCGATGCGGATGGTGCGGCTGTAGGGATTCAGCCAGGAATAGCTGTTGCCGCAGTCATCGGCGGTGATGGAGGCTTTCTTGAAGCGCTCCGCGATCTTGGTTGCGTACTTAATTGCGTAATTGATAGCCATAGGTAAAAACCTCTCTTTCGTCCGGTTTCCCCATAGGCAAAAGAGCCGTTACATGGCACTGTCAAAGGCGTCTCCGAAATCGTCCCGCGTCTTGGAGTTGTCCCCGGCGCTTCTCATGCTGCCGGTGGAGCGCTCCGCGTTCCGCTGGTTCTGCTGTACGGAGGCGGTCTCCCTCTTGGCGTCTTCCGCGTCCTGCCGCGCCTGCTGCACGGCGTACCGGGCGTAGGCGGCTACCAGAGAAGAACCGTTTCGCACCTCTGCCCAAACCTGAGGCGGGATGCTGTTGGGGTCCTTTGCTGCCTCTGGGAATGTCTGTTGAAATTCCTGAATGTCCGCCTGTCGGCGGCTTGCCGCCTCGGCCTCGGCCCGCTGGGCCTGCGCCATGGCGTCCTGCTGGGCCTGCCGCTCCGCTTCTGCGGCGGCCACAACGGCCTCCCGGTCCTCAAGCTCCACGGAGCGCCGCGCGTCCGCTTCACTCAGGCCCTCGGCCTGCTTTGCCTGCGCCCGGAGCATGGAAATGTAGTCCTTGGTGTTCAACCCCTGCTGGTTTGCAAAGCGGTTGACCATCTCCATCACAGGCTTAAACTCGTCATACTGGCTGCGGATGCGGTCATAGTCCATGCCCTTCTGGGCCAGTGCCACCATTTCCGCTTCGTTGGCCTGCCGCACCTCGCCCATGTGCCGCAGCTCCCATGTCTGGGGCCGTGCGTCCACGGTCTCTGCCTCGGTCTGCTGTGTCTGGGCTGCCTGCTCCGCATCTGCGGGGGGCTGGGTGTCCTCTTCCAGCGTCTCTGCGCTCTCGCTGGGGTCCTCGGCAGGCGTTTCCTCGCCAGTCTCCATCGGCTCTGCGGTCTCCTCCGGCTGGTCTGCCGTCATCTCCGCGCCGCCTTCCCAATCGTCCAAAAAGGCGTCCGTAGTTTCGGGCTCCTGTTCGGGGATCTGGTTCATGTTTTCGTCCATATTGGCCTCTTTCCCCGGCCTGGTATGGCCGGATCTTTGTATTTTCAAAGCCTGGTCTGGCTTTGATGACAAAATAAAAAACGAGACCACGAGAAACGGCTTTCGCCGTTCTCATGGCCTCGTTGGGCTCTCGTTTTTATTCAGTTTGCGAAAGAATTATTACACGGTGTTGGTTTTTGTGCCGCGTCTCCATCATAGCAGACCGTTCACGCCGGTCTGGAGTAAAAAGCCGAGAAGGAACCACACCTTATCCTTGATCTTTTCCATGCAAATTTCCGCGCCCATCTTCTCATCGTAGTTCTCAGGGCTGACACAAGCGCTGCTCTCCACCAGCTCAAAGCCATTTCGGAGGGTGGCCCGTACAACCGTCACCTTGTCGCCGAGAGTCGATACCTCCTTGGCTACGATGAAGTCATCCACCATTTTCTGACTAATGGAAGGCTTTTTCGTTCTCAGCTCCGGATTCACTGTCAGCTCAAGGTAGAACCGTTCAAACACGTCTTTGGGGCTAAAGCTCTCGTAGCCGTCCTGGTAGCGAACCTTGTAACCCTCTTCCACAGGCTCCATGCTTCTGGGGATGAGCTCGTTCGCGTCATAGACCTTCCCACCCTTGCGGATAGCAGGGATCGCCTCGATAATTTTCGTGCCGATGTAGGTTTTCATTTTCATTGTCATTCCTCCGTCTGTATATGTGTGATGGGGAAAGGGACATCCGTATCCAGCTCCCGCCCCTCAAAAATGGTGGGGTAGTGGCTCACCTTGCATCTTCGGCAGTAAATCGGCGTGTTGTAGATCACGCTGCCCGGTTCGATGTGCTGAAGCGCTTTCCCGCAGATAGGGCAGCGGTAGACCCACGTCCCATCTACCACCATGCTCCAAACTCCCCGTGTTCAATGCCGCCGTAGAGGTTTTCCACATCCCCAATCATGCTTGGCAGGCTCTGGCGGCACAGCTCCAGCTGTTCCAGAAACGTCTGCCACAGGAAGTTGGCTCTGCTGGGGTCCTCCTCCAGCAGCAGCAGACCTGCCAGACCGTAGGGCAGCGCCCCGGTGCAGATCCGCTCATCCAGCGCCACCTCGTCCGCCATCTCCGTCACCTTGGGGCAGATAGGCCGCTTGCCGCCCGCCGCTTCCAGTGCCTCCCGGTAGTTGTCACTGTACGGGAACGCCCGGTCTAAAGCGCTGTTCAGCAGGGAAACGGTCCGCAGCTTGTACTCCTTGGTGTCCGCCGTGTCCGTGGATCCGGTGGATTCATTCTGGGAATCCATCAGGTGGATGGCGATGTCGAAAATCTGCTGTACCGTAACCGCCATATCACACCTCCCGCCCCTTCAGGCTGGCTTTCATGGTGTTCAGGTCGTAGGTCATCAGGTTATCAATGCCCTGCTCCACGCTTTTCTGCCGGTCCGTAGGCTCCTCCGCCTCCGGCTTCTCCGGTTCCGTGGGGGAGGGGGCTTTGATCTCTCGCAGCAGCTGCAGGATCAGCACTGCGCATACGGCAGCGCCTATGCTGGCCGCACCGCAGATCAGAGATAAAACCAAAATCAGGCCGTTCACCTCGCCGCCTCCTCACTTGAAGTCGCTTGCGTCCACGCCGTCCCCAAAGGTCACGTTTACGCTGATGTCCTGGCGGGTCTCCTGCTTGTCCTGATAGCCGCCCAGGCGCTTCTGCTTGTTCAGGAAAATGCCTCGCGTCACCATGCCCTTTTCCTGGTAGATGGGGCTGGTGTCGATCTGCTCCTGAATCCGCTGGTACGCCAGCCGCACGTAGTAGCTCATGACGCAGCGGGGATCGTCGATCTCCTCATTGCCCGCTTCAAAGGCTTCCACCTGCGCCTCGACCACCTCTGCCTCCCGTCCATCGTTGTAGTCGTAATACCCCTGAAGCCGCTGAACCGTCCATCGCATCGCATTGGCAAGGCCCGCCTCGCTGTATGCCTGCTCCAACCGGTCCTGCGTGTCGAAGTATTCCTCGGATCCCTTCAGAAACGCCTTAATCTTCTCAATCGTCTGTTTCCTGTGAGCCGCGGCGGCTTTCTTGTGCATACTGTCCATGTGTGCCTTGTGCTCTTCCGCAGTGGGATTTTTCTTCTGATAAGCCATGCCCCGGCCCCCTCTCACAAAAAATTCTGGCGCAGACGGCAGGATTTGAACCTGCGCATACCTCCTGGCGCGGTGCTCTGCCTACTGAGCTACGTCTGCGAATGTTCCCTCAGGGACACATCGTTGAGAGGTGCGAGGGGGCCTGTGCCCAACCGGAATTGCACCGGGGCGTCAAGGGCAAGTACCAGTTGCCGGAGACGAGCTGCTTTTGCGGGCCGCAGCTTATATATTCATGGAGCACTGGCAGAGACGCATCACCCGAAAACGTTCCCTGCCATGGTGCAGACGGTAGGGCTTGCACCTGCTTCATCGCAATGGCATCACCAAGGCGCCGCTCTTTTGGTTGAGCTACGTCTGCATATAGGTGCCGGTGGGCTGTGTGTACCCACCGGACAACAGGAAAGGAACTGAAGGTGAAAAATGGCATCTGACACAGGAGGCAGGCGGGTTCTATCCCGCCAACTTCATTCAAGCATATTTCATCAAGCGAATACAATGGGTTTCAGTTATTTTCGTAATGTTCTACATAAAATTCCCCGCCCCCTTTTTCTGCCACCCCCACCCAGAGGGAGCGCTGACATAGCTTCCCGAAGCTGCACTGCAAGTTCTTGGAGGGGGAGAGGGGATGTGGGTATATAGCCCTATACCCCGCGCGAGAGACACCCCCTCTTTTTCCGCTACCCCCTAGTACACCCCCTCCTCATCCCTGGTAGTAGGGCCTCCCCAGCAGCAGAGACTACAGCCCCAGCCCCGGAGCTGCTTAATCGCCCCCCAGCCAGCCGGAGCCAGCAACAGGGATTGCCCAGACCGGGAGAGGAAATACACAGAATCGACACAGCAACAGCCGAAAGCCAGCAGCCCCAAAGGAAATATTTAATAGCCCCTTAAATCTCACCGGAAGAGGGTAATTGCCGCAATCTCGCAATAGCTCCGAATATCTCTCAAATACTCCTGTTTGCTCCTGTTTTCTCTCGTTCTCTCGCGTTTTTTATTTGCTGGCTATTCTCCTTTCGGTACTCTCCCGGTAGAAGTGTATATATAACACCCCCCTGTAAGAAATATATATTTATCTCTCTGGGGTAGGTGGGAATACGCCCCCATCTCTCACTCTCCTATTCTCTCCCCCTATAGTCCCCCTCTCCTTCCCTCTCTCTCCCTGCCCCCGCTGCCGCTGCTGCCGCCCCGCTCACAAAGAGAAAAGCGCCGGGGGTGTTATCCCTCGACGCTCTGTCGCTCATTACAGCTTGTCCCGGATGGCCTCAATGATCCAGGCGTTGACGCTCTGGCCTGCGGCGGCTGCTGCCGCTCTGATCTGGGCCTTGCTGGGGTCGGTGCCGATCCTCAGCTTGATAGTGACTTTCTCGTTGTTCTCGTGCTCCCATTTGAGGGAGGCGTCACGCTGGGCCTTGCTGGTTTTCAATTCCTTGCGCTGCAATGGTTGCACCTCCTTTTGCGTCTTATTATATCGCATAGGCGCGTATAAGTCAGCCTGACAACATGCACAAAAAAGTCCGCCTGATACTGTGCGAACCTGCCAAACCTGCACGAATTTGCAAAAACCCCCTTGACAGCTCGTATCAGTCCGCCTTATAATTCAGGCAACAACAGCAAACACGACAACGCCACAGGCCGACAGGCCGGAAAGGATTACAAAATGACTACTTACTTCATCAACTGCAAGAACCTGGACGAACTGAAGAAGGCTTACAAAGCCGCCGCCATGAAGAACCATCCCGACATGGGCGGAGACACCGCCACCATGCAGGCCATCAACGCCGAGTATTCCGCCCGGTTTGAGGTCCTGAAGCGGTCCCAGAATGAGCAGGCCGCCGAGGACCCCACCGGCAAGACTTACGCCACCACCGAGAACGCCGGCGATTTCATCGCCATCATCGCGGCCCTGCTGAAGCTGGACGGCCTCGAAATTGAGTTGTGCGGTCGCTGGCTCTGGATCGGCGGCAACACCCGCGAACATAAGGAAGCCCTAAAGGCTGCCGGGTGCCGCTGGAGCAGCACGAAAAAGCTCTGGTCCTGGCATTTTGCCGAGGAAGGCCAGCGCTGGCACAAGGGCACAAAGACCATGGCAGAGATCCGCAGCAAGTACGGCAGCACCACCTTTGCCCGTTCCACCAATTCCGACGCGCTCCCGGCTTGACCGGGGCGCGCCACCACCTGAAAGGAGAATGACCCATGACCGCTATTGAAATCATCGGCACCGGCAAGCGCACCCGCTACACCGTGAAAGCCGTCACCGAGACCGGCACGAACCCCACCAACGGCAAAGCCTACCGCACCGAGGACGCCGCCCGCCGCGCCGCCGCTGAAATGGGCCTGACCGTTTCCGTTGTGGGGGATCTCTGGCAGATCCTCCACGCCGCCCACTGAAAGGAGAATCGAACATGAAGAAGCTGCACGTTTACACCGTCTACATGGATGACGGGGACGCATTCAAGGTCACTGTCCCGGCAGAGAGCGAAGCCGCCGCAAGAGAATACGTTGCCGGAAATGGTGACGTGATCGCCGTAAAAGATGCCACCTTGCAGGACATCGACACCGGATGCCTGGCCGACACCCTCCGCCGGGACGGATGGGGCCAGATGGAAATTGACGTAATCACCCGCACCCTTGCCGCCGTCGGCCTTGAGCGATAACAGAAAGGAGCATGAACCATGACTTACACATGCGAAATTGAGCGCCGTATTTGCTCTGAGTTCTGCGACAAATACGCATTTACCCATTGCGAGAGGTGCCCACTTTACAAGGCTTGTTGTGGCTTTGAAAACGATATGAGCAAGACCACCCAAGAGAATGAAAAACGCTGGGAGGATGGGCTTGTAAGCGCGCTCTCTGCCTATGACGCACAGCACTAAAACGATTTAGCCACAACCGCCCGCCCCGGAGGTCACGAGGGCAGAAAGGACAACACTATGAAGCCTTACGGAATCGCCGTCCCCGGCTTCGTTATCAGTGCAAAGACCGCAGCCGGGTATCTCCGCCGCACCGCCGCGTTTTTACTTTCTCCCGCCAGATTCTCCATGGAATCCTGCGCGGTACTTTCCGACATTGAAAGCCGGATCGTTTCCGCCGGGTTCCTGACGTGGGATCAGGTGGAACAGATCGAAGAGGAGGCCACCGCATGAGCTATCTTGACCTATTCCAGCGCTACGGCA